AAATTATACTACGCTTCTGACGTTACTAAAAGAAATAGAAACGGACAAACATCTTCTGGGCTCTATAGCTTGTTCATACCTATGGAATGGAACTACGAAGGATTCATCGATACTTATGGACTACCTGTCTTTATTGGAGGCAAAACTCCAGTCAAAGGAGTTGATGGTTATGAAATTACAACAGGAGTTATCGAACACTGGGAAAATGAAGTTGAAGGATTAAGAGATGATCCTGATGGATTAAATGAATATTATAGGCAGTTTCCAAGAACTGAAGCTCATGCTTTTAGAGATGAAACAAAAGATAGTTTATTTAATTTAACTAAAATCTACGAGCAAATAGATTATAATACTGAATTAAATAATATAGCTGCTGTAACAACTGGTAGCTTTCAATGGGAAAATGGTATTAAAGATACAAGAGTTATATTTGCTCCAAATAAAGATGGTAGATTTAGAATAAGCTGGGTGCCACCTAAAAACTTACAAAATCGAGTGATACTAAAAAATGGAGGTAAGTATCCTGGAAATGAACATATTGGAGCATTTGGATTAGATAGTTATGATATATCAGGTACTGTAGATGGTAAAGGTTCTAATGGAGCATTACACGGTTTAACTAAGTTTTCTATGGAAGACGCACCGCCTAATCACTTCTTTTTAGAATATATATCAAGGCCGCAAACAGCTGAAATATTCTTTGAAGATGTATTAATGGCTATGGTATTTTATGGTATGCCCATACTTGCTGAAAATAACAAACCTAGGTTTTTATACTATTTAAAGCGAAGAGGTTACAGAGGTTATTCTATGAATCGTCCTGATAAAATATGGAATAAACTTTCAGCTACAGAAAAAGAAATAGGTGGTATACCTAATTCAAGTGAAGATATTAAGCAAGCGCATGCTGCTGCTATTGAATCTTATATAGAAACATATGTAGGATTAAAAGAAGATGGTTACGGTGATATGTACCATCAAAAGACATTAGAAGACTGGGCTAAGTTCAATATAAACAATAGAACAAAGCACGATGCTTCAATAAGCTCGGGTTTAGCTATTATGGCTTGTAATAAAAATAGGTATACACCTGTTAATACAAGACAAATAAAAACTGTAGCTTTAGGTATTAAAAGATATGATAACACGGGTTATAATTCAAAAATAAAATAGATGATAAATACTAATTACAATAGTTCTTTTCCAGATCAGGTTGTGCCAGATGTAGAAAAAGCTTCTTATGAGTACGGGCTGCAAGTAGGTAGAGCTATTGAATCTGAGTGGTTTAGGAACGATAGAGGTTGGTACGATAGATTTAATACAAACTATAATAATTTCCATAGACTAAGATTATATGCTAGAGGAGAACAATCTATTCAAAAATACAAAGACGAATTATCTATTAATGGTGACTTATCTTATTTAAATTTAGACTGGAAGCCCGTACCAGTTATACCTAAATTTGTAGATATTGTTGTAAATGGTATGTCTCAAAGATCTTATGATATAAAAGCTTTTGCTCAAGATCCTGAGTCAATAATGAAAAGAACTACTTATGCTGAAGCTCTGCAAAGAGATATGATGCAAAAAGATCTTATTAAGCAAATACAACAAGCAACAGGATTAGATGTTTCTAAATCACAAGGTAAAGGTTTAGAGATGGAAAGTGAAGAAGATTTACAGTTGCATATGCAAATGGATTATAAAGAGTCCATTGAAGTAGCTGAAGAAGAAGTTATTAATAATATATTAGCTAGTAATAAATATGATTTAACTAGAAGAAGATTAAATCAAGATTTAACTATATTAGGTATTGCTGCAACTAAAACGTCTTTTAATAGATCTGAAGGTGTTACTGTTGATTATGTGGATCCAGCTAGTTTAGTTTATTCGTATACTGAAGATCCTAATTTTGAAGATATATATTATGTAGGTGAAGTAAAACCTATTAGTCTAGCAGAACTTAAAAAGCAGTTTCCTAATTTAACACCAAGTGATTTAGAAGAAATACAAAAGTATCCAGGTAATCAAAACTATACTAGGAACTGGAGTGGTCGTTATGATGATGATACGGTGCAAGTATTATATTTTGAGTATAAAACATTTACTAATCAAGTATTTAAAATAAAAGAAACTGCATCAGGTCTTGAAAAAGCATTAGAAAAGCAAGATACATTTATAGATGCACCTGATGGTGATAACTTTAAAAAAGCATATAGATCAATTGAAGTATTATACTCAGGAGCTAAAATATTAGGTCATGAAAAAATGCTTGAGTGGAAGCTAGCTGAAAATATGACAAGACCGTTTGCTGATACTGTTAAAGTTAACATGAACTATAACATCGTAGCTCCTAGATTATATAAAGGTCGTATAGAATCAATTGTAAGCAGAATTACTGGTTTTGCTGATATGATACAGTTAACACATTTAAAACTACAACAGGTGATGTCTAGGATAGTACCTGATGGAGTTTATATGGATATAGATGGTTTAGCAGAAGTAGATTTAGGTAATGGTACTAATTATAATCCAGCTGAGGCATTAAATATGTATTTCCAGACTGGTAGTATTGTAGGTAGATCAATGACTCAAGATGGTGGTATGAACCCAGGTAAAGTTCCAATACAAGAACTTGCCACATCAAATGGTATGGGTAAAATACAATCATTAATACAGACTTACGAGTATTACTTAAAAATGATTAGAGACGTGACCGGACTTAATGAAGCAAGAGATGGTACATTACCAGATAAGCAATCATTAGTTGGCTTACAAAAACTTGCTGCTGCCAATTCAAACGTAGCTACAAGACACGTGTTACAAGCTAGTTTATATTTAACACTTAGAACTTGTGAAAATATATCATTAAGAGTAGCTGATGCTTTAATGTTCCCAATGACTAAGCAATCTTTAATGTCTAGTATATCTAGGTATAACGTTGGTACATTAGAAGAGTTATCTAAATTAAATATGCATGACTTTGGTATATTTTTAGAACTAGAGCCAGATGAAGAAGAAAAACAAGTATTAGAAAATAATATACAAATAGCTTTAAAAGCTGGACAAATAGATCTTGAAGATGCTATTGACATTAGAGAAGTTGCTAATTTAAAGTTAGCTAATCAAATGTTAAAAAAGCGTAGAAAAGATAAAGCAGCTAGAGATCAGCAAGCACAACAAGCTAATATACAATCACAAGCACAAGCAAATGCTCAATTAGCTGAGCAAACTGCTTTAGCTGAAACTCAAAAGCAACAAGTATTAACTGAGCAAAAAATGCAACTTGAAAAAGCTAAGAGTGATTTCGAAGTGCAAAAGATGGAGAGAGAGGCACAGATTAAACAACAGTTAATGGAACTAGAGTTTAATTATAATATGCAACTTGCTCAAGCTCAAGGACAAGCTAGAAAAGAGCAAGAAAAATTTAAAGAAGATCGTAAAGACGAACGAACTAAAATACAAGCAACACAACAATCTGAGTTAATAGATCAAAGAAAAAATGATTTATTACCTAAGAACTTTGAATCCGCTGGTAGTGACACGCTAGGTGGGTTTGGTCTAGAGCAATTTGAGCCTAGATAAATTTTATATTAACTATTATATTATATTATGTCAGAAAAAGTAAAAGAGGAAGGTTCTTTTAAAATAAAAAAGAAACCAGGTAGACCTAAAAAACTTACCAACAAAGGAGAAACAATAAAAGTAGATTTATCTAAAAAAGAAGAAAAAGTAGAAGATGCCGTTCAAGAGCAAACAACAAATGAAGTACTTGTTCGCGACGAACCCAAAGCTAGCGAAGAAGTTTCTAAAGAAAACATCGAAGAAACAACTGAAAAACCTACCGAAGAGAGCAAAGAAGAGAAAGTAATTCCAATACAAGAAATTACTGAAGAGCCTAAGGTAGAAGAAAAAAAAGAGCCAGTTATAGAAGCTGCTCTAGAGCCTGCTAAGCCTGAAGTTAACTTACCTGAAAATATAGATAAGTTAGTTAAGTTTATGCAAGAAACAGGTGGTACAGTTGAAGACTACGTTAGATTAAATGCTGATTATAGCAACGTAGATGACAATACTTTAATTAGAGAATACTACAAACAGACTAAACCACACTTAGATATGGAAGAGGTTAACTTTTTGTTAGAAGATAGCTTTTCATATGATGAAGAAGTGGATGAAGAGCGAGACATAAAAAAGAAAAAACTTGCTTTCAAAGAAGAAATTGCTAAAGCCCGTAAATTTTTAGAGGATACTAAGAGTAAATATTACGACGAAATCAAGTTGAGACCCGGCGTAACTCAAGACCAACAAAAGGCTATGGACTTTTTCAATAGATACAACGAAGAACAGAAAATGGTTCAAGATCAACACAAGAGGTTCCAAAGCAATACTAAAAACTTCTTTAACCAAGAATTCAAAGGTTTTGACTTCAATATTGGTAAAAAGAAATTTAGATATGGAGTTTCGGACACTGAAGGTGTTGCTAATACCCAATCTGATCTAACTAATTTTGTTGGGAAGTTCCTAAATGAAAAAGGTGAAGTAAAAGATTATGCTGGTTACCACAAAGCCATTTATGCTGCTGAAAACGCTGATACAATAGCTAATCATTTTTATGAGCAAGGCAAAGCCGATGCTGTAAAAGATATGATGGCTAAATCTAAAAATGTAAGTAATAAACCTAGAGTAACATCTACAGGTGATGTATTTATTAACGGGTTAAAAGTAAAAGCAATTAGCGGTGTAGATAGTTCTAAGTTAAAAATAAAAACAAAACAAAAATAAAACTTAAAACTAATAATTATGGCACTAGATGCAAGTAATGCCCCGGGATTACTCCCACATCAAAAGAGAGTTACTCTATCAAGTAATTACTTATCTTTTGATAGCTCCACAGGTGGAGGAACTTTTGCTCAACAATACTTACCAGAATTGTATGAAGCAGAAGTAGAAAGATTTGGTAACAGAACGTTATCAGGTTTTTTAAGAATGGTTGGCGCTGAAATGCCAATGACATCGGATCAAGTTATTTGGTCTGAACAAAATAGATTACACATTTCTTACGATGGTTGTACTAACAACGGTGCTGGTACTATATTAACTGTTCCAGTTGAAGATGGTAAAGAATGTGTTATTAGAATAGGTTCTACAGTAGTTATCTCAAATGGGTTAAAAACTGTAAAAGCTAGAGTACATAATGTTGGCGCGGCTACAGGTTCTGGAGCTTCAAGAATTGCTAATGTACACTATAGAACTTATGCTGTTAATGACGGTTCTGCTATTGACACAACTGCAGGAGCTTGTAAAATATTTGTTTATGGATCTGAGTTTGCTAAAGGTACTCCAGGTATGGAAACTTTTAACACTAGTGCTCATTCTACTCAAGCAATACAGCCTGATTTTAAACAATTTGATAATAAGCCTATTATTCTTAAAGACTTTTATGAAGTTTCTGGATCTGATGCTGCTCAAATTGGCTGGGTTGAAGTTGCTACTGAAGATGGTGCTTCTGGATACCTATGGTATCTAAAGGCTGAATCTGAAACAAGGTTACGTTTTGAAGATTACTTAGAAATGAGTATGGTTGAAGCTGAGAAAAAAGGTACTTCAACTTCTGGCGTTACAGTAGATGGTTCTGAAGGTTTATTTGCTGCTATTGAAGATAGAGGAAATATCTATAACGACTTTGCTGGCGCTCAACATCCTGGAACAGGTGCTTTAGGTGATTTTGATGAAATTTTAAAGCAACTAGATAAGCAAGGTGCTATTGAAGAAAACATGTTGTTCTTATCGAGAGCTACTGCTTTAGATTTTGATGACATGATAGCTACAGTAAATGGAGGTTTTGCTGGTAGTGCTACTGGTAGAG